TACGGTCGGGGTCCGGTCGGAGAACCAGCCGAACGACCCGTCTCAGCTTCTTCGTGCGCTACTTGACGCACACCCCGATGTCCGTGCCCAGCTTGCAGATGAGTTGCAGGTGCGGAATGGCCCCACCGACACCCCCGCCGGCGATGCCGGCCCGGCGAAGGTGCCCGCCACCGATGACGCCCCAGCCGTCCCGGCTCCGCGTCGTGACCTTGCCGCAGAAAGGACGTCCGCCCTGGCGGACCTTCGCGGCTTCCTCCAAACGAGAAAGGCACACGCATGAAGCGTGACCAGATCCTCGCTCGGCTGGGTGAGATCGGTGACGAGCTCGAAAAGCTCGACGTCGACACCCTCGACGAGCAGTCCGCCACCCGTTTCGACGAGCTCACCGCCGAAGCGGGCGAGCTCCGTGACCTCCAGGTCAAGATCGAGGCCCGCGACAAGGCCCGCGACGACGTCCGCACCGCGGTCGAGTCCGGCCGTGCCGTCGAGGTCCCCGTCGAGCGTGCCACCGCCCCGCAGCACATGAAGCGTGTCGACCCGTTCGACGGTGACGACGTCCGCTACATGCGGCCCGGCGAGGTCCGTGACCGTGCCCTGTCCGCCCTGGACCGTCCCGACCTGACCTCGCACCTCGAGGACCGGCAGAAGGAGCGTGTCGAGCAGCTGCTGCGCGGCGGCAAGACCCGCAACTTCGACCCGGCCGACCTGGCCGGCCGTCTGATCGTGTCCGAGAACCCCGAGTACCGGTCCGCGTTCCAGAAGATGGCAACGCAGACCGTCCCGGCCCTGACCTCCGAGGAGTCCCGTGCGCTGCAGCGTGCTGCCAGCCTGACGGACACCTCCGGCGGGTTCGGCGTCCCGGTGTTCATCGACCCGTCGATTATCTTGACGGCTCAGGGCTCCGCGAACCCGGTGATGCAGATCGCCCGGGTGGAGACCATCACCAACGACGAGTGGAAGGGCGTTTCCAGCGCCGGCGTGTCGTGGAGCTTCGACGCAGAGGCTGCCGAGGTGTCCGACGACGCCCCGACGGTCGCCCAGCCCACCGTGCAGGCCCACATGGCCCGCGGGTTCATCCCCTACTCCATCGAGATCGGTGGCGACTACCCCGGGTTCGCCCAGGAGATGTCGACCCTGCTGATGGAGGGCTACAACGAGCTGCTTGCCAAGAAGCTCGTTGACGGTTCGGGTTCGGGTGAGCCGACCGGCATCCTGACCGCTCTCGACGCGAACACCAACGTCGAGGTCGAGGTGACCACGAACGACGCGTTCGGGGTCGAGGACATCTACAAGGTGTGGAAGTCCCTCCCGGAGCGGTACCGCGGTACGGCGTCGTGGCTGATGTCGGTCGACATCAACAACGAGGTCAAGCAGTTCGGTGACGACAAGCTGTCGCAGCAGACCAAGGACCTCGCCGCCGGCGCGGTCGACCTGCTGCAGGGCCGTCCCGTGTACGAGTCCGCCTACATGCCTGACCTGGCGGTCACCAACGCGGCGAACCTGCTGATCGTGGGTGCGTTCCGGAACTACCTGGTCGCGCAGCGGCTGGGTATGTCCATCGAACTTGTGCCGCACCTGTTCGGGACCACGAACGGGCGTCCGACGGGTCAGCGTGGCTGGTTCGCGTACGCCCGGGTTGGCGGCAACTCCGTCAACGACCTCGGGTTCCGTGTCCTGCAGAACGGCACCGCCTGACCGTGACGGCCGGGGCCCTTCGGGGCCCCGGCCCCACTCCACTTGAGGAGCCGTCATGCCTGCACGTGCAGTCGTGTACAGCAACACCAACACCCGTCTCGGGTTCAACGGACGCCGGTTCACCCTGACCGTCGACCAGCCCTGGGACGCCTCCGACCCGCTGGTCAAGGCCCGTCCGGAACTGTTCACCAAGCAGCCGACCGTGGTCGCCAGCACCGTTGAACCCAAGGTCGAACAGGCCACCAGAGCGCCCGGCGAGAAGCGGACGCGTGGCTGAACCGGTAACGGTCGCCTACGTCCACCCGCACGAGGTCGCCTACTCGTGGCACACCTCCATGATGGCGCTGCTCGGCCACGACCTGGCCCACCAGCAGCGCATCGTCCGCGGCGGAACGATCGCCGTGAAGTACGGCACCGGCGGCATCATCCAGGCCCGCAACTCTGCCGTCGAGAAGTTCCTGGCCTCCGACGTCCCGTGGCTGTTCTGGGTCGACACCGACATGGGGTTCGAACCGGACACCGTGGACCGGCTCGTCGACGCCGCAGACCCGGATGACCGTCCCATCGTCGGTGCGTTGGCGTTCGCGCAACGTGAGGTCGAACAGGACGGGTACGGCGGCTACCGGACGGTGAAGTCCCCCACCTTGTACGACTGGTACCAGCGGCCAGACGGGATCGCCGGGTTCGCAGCCCGCAACAATTACCAGCCCGACATGTTGCAGCAGGTGTCCGCCACCGGTTCGGCTTGCATCGTGGTCCACCGGTCGGTGTTTGAGCAGGTCGCAGAGGCGGCTGGGCCGTGGTATGACCCGGTCCGTAACCCCACTGACGGCCGGTGGCTCGGTGAGGACATGTCGTTCTGTGTCCGTGCCATCGAGGCAGGCCGGACGGTCTGGGTTGACACGTCGGTCAAGACGACCCATCTGAAGAACGTGTGGGTCGGAGAGGAGTCCTGACGTGGCGATCGTGAACGGCTACTGCACCCTGGACGTGTTCAAGGGCGAACTGAACGTCACCGACACCGTCGACGACACCCGTCTCGAACGGGTCGTCGAGACCGTGTCCCGCGCCATCGACGAATACTGCGGCCAGTTCTTCTACGACACCGGTGACGTTTCCGACCAGACCCGCTACTTCACGGCCAAACCGACCCGGCGTGGCATCGTTGTCCCGGTCGACCCTGTCCAGACGGTTACGACTGTGTCGGTCGCCACCGTCGACGGTGGGCAGTACGCCGGCCGGCCGTCGACACAGTGGGTCCTCGAGCCGCGGAACAACGCTGTGTCGTCCCGCCCGTACGAGTCGATCCGGTTCCCGAAGCTGCGGTTCCACATGGTCCCTGACGGGGTCGAGGTGGTCGGCCGGTTCGGATGGGCTGCCATCCCCAGCCAGGTCACCGAAGCGTGCCTGATCCAGGCGTCCCGGATCCAGAAGCGCAAGGACGCCCCTTTCGGTATCGCCGATGTGCCGTCTATCGACGGTGGCGGGATGCGGCTGTCCGCCCGGCTCGACCCTGACGTGGAGTTGCTGTTGAAGCCGTTCCGTCGCGTTGCCAACCTTGGGATGATCGCATGAGCCAGGTCGGAGACGTCCGTGACGGGCTCGTGACCGCGCTCGACACCATCGCGGGGCTGAACGTTGCGAAGTGGATCGGGCAGTCGATCCGGACGCCGATGGCGGTCGTCGGCTGGCCCCAGGTCGACTACGACCAGGCGATGGGTCGCGGTCTGGACACGTGGACGGTCCCGGTCCAGATCTTCGTGGGGCTGGCCGACAACCGGTCGGCGGTCGCCACGTTGGAGACCTACATGGACGGGGCAGGTGCCACGTCGGTGAAGGCCGCGATCGAGGCGGACCCGACGTTGGGTGGTGCGTGCGACGACGTGCGTGTCACCCAGCTGGGGGAGACGTTCGAGGGGGTCGACACGACCTCCCCCAGCATCGTGTATCTGGCCGCACAGTGGGATGTGAACGTCCTGGTCGACACCTCCGACTACGGAGCCTGACATGCCGACAGTCCGTGAACCGTTCACCTACGACGGGACCGTGTACCGACCCGGTGACCTGGTCGATGAGGTCCCTGACGGGCTCGACCGGCTGTTCGACCCTGACCCTGCAGTTGACGTTGAGGAGGACGACTGATGGCGAAGTTCGTCTGGAAGGACGCCGCAGTCGTCGTCGGCGGCATCGACCTGTCGTGCGACACGTCACAGACCGGCGTGCAACTCACGGTCGCTGCGGAGGACGTCACCGCGTTCTGTGACGGCGGTGTCCGCGAGTACGTCACCGGCCTCCGAGAGGGTGGGTTCTCCCATCAGGGGTTCTGGGATCCGCTGGTCACCGCGGACGCCGTGTACGACCGGGTCCGGTCTGCGACGTCGGTCGTCCCCACCTCGTTCGCGGTCACCAAGACCATCGGGGCCCGTGCCTACACCGGCCGGACTGTCCACACCTCCTACGCGGAGCAGGCTGAGGTCGGGTCGCCGTACAACTACTCGGCGTCTGGTGTGATCTCCGGGCAGGTGGCCCGCGGGCTGCTCGCCCACCTCGCCGCAACCGAGGTCACCGCCTCGGGTGACGGCACCGCAGTCGAGGTCGGTGCGGCCCCGTCCGGCACGAGGGTCGTGTCCGCCCTGCACCTGTTGGAGCTCACCGGCGGCACGGCGCCGACGGTGACCGTCACCGCAGACTCGGACGACACGTCCGGGTTCTCGTCCGGGGTAACCCGTCTGACCCACGCGACCCTGTCTGCGGTCGGGTCGGACTGGCAGACGCTCGACGGTCCCGTCACCGACACCTGGTGGCGGTCGGGTTACACCATCACCGGTTCGCCAACCACGGTCCGGTTCGTTCACGTCATCGGGCTCACGTCCAGCTAACGGTCCCGCTGCGGCGGGCGACACACCAAGGAGCACGACATGGCGAAGTTCGCCGCAAAGGACTACAGCATCGTCATCAACTCGGTCGACCTCTCTGACCATCTGGTGTCGGCGTCGCTGCCGCTCGAGCAGGCGTCCGAGGAGATCACCGCCCACGGTGACGGG